GGCAAAGCTTTCTTTTATCTGGCGCACCAAATGATAAACCGCGTCTTTCTAAATAAGCTTCTGGAAGTTGTCCGTCAAAAGACGACGAAGCGTCCAGCATAAACAGCTTATTATCATTCGATGCCATTAAAACGCGCACAGTTGAAGGCGTGAAGTCGCCACCATCAAATAGGGTCAAATCAGAATCAAACGGTGCAGGATCAGAATCAAACGTGCTATTGAGTGAGTTATCAACCATGCCCATGTTTGCATGATTTAGATTTGGCAATTCTCTGAATGATACGGTACGATCTCGCCAATTCCAAACCATTGCGCGAGTACAGACAGAGTTTCCGACTTCTGGGTAACAAATAAAAACTTCATTAAAAAACGGATTTTTAAACAAGAAACACTTATCTGAATGATCAACGTCAATATTTGCAAACAAGTATCTTCGAGTTTGTTTGTCTAAAATGCTGGTAGGCGATTGCCCATCGTGAGCGATAACATCAGAACCAGTTAAGACGACGTGAAAACCATCAGCTTCTACAATACAATTTCTATTCAACGCGCCAGAAGTACCTAACACTTTTGTAAATCTGTGAACATACTGCCCGCCCGTAAAATCCATGCGCCAGATTGAATTTTCTTTATAGATCATGAACGAATCACGCAGCTGCATGCCGTCGATGATGTGATCATGACCTTCCGCTAGATCAAACTCGCCAGCGTCTTTTGTCGGGTCGGTATGATCCCATGATGATGGAACCGATCCGGGGTCGGCAGGTTGTGACCATTTCACCATAAACGGAAAATTCACTGGCGTACCTGCAAACAAATGCGCATCTGTCACTGTTGCACTAGCGCCCGGGTCGCTTGCCATCGTATATGTAAAGGTTGTTGCACCTGTTACAGTAATAGTATAAGTACCATTGTATTGAGATGGTGTCGCTTGCGTTACAGTTATACTGTTTCCAGTTGTTAAGCCATGCGCTGATGCCGTTGTGAGCGTTGCTGTTGTACCTACTCGCGTGATAGTTGAAATAGTCTGCTCTGGCTGCCTTGTGATGTTCAAAGCAACCAAGAATTGCTTATATGCGCGAATCGACTTGCAATAAGTTTGAGTAGGCCAGTTAGCCAAATCCACAAAGTTATTTGCTAGGTTTAAATCCCATGTCATTGGCGGTTTAGACGTATCACCGACATTGACAATCGGAATGCCGGAAAGCATTGTGCTAGTCCACTGATTCACAACGCCAGTTCTAGGCGATGCGTGAGTGATGTCTGTGGTTACAGTTGATCCACCGCTATTTGTCACAGCGTAAGCGTTAGAGGCGGTCATATAAATCCAATACCGACCACCGCTGATATTTGCGCTTAATACATGCTGCGGAATGGCGGAAGGCGTACCATATACCTGACCATGCCCGTAAAACTGATAGGCGAACCCATCCAAGAACCTGATATTTTGCGCATCAGTCCAAGCATTATTTGGCATTTCATGGGCAGATAAATCCTTATTTACCCCGATTGCACCGACATTATCAACTTTAACGAACGGCATAATATCTCTTTAAAAGTTGGTACAAATTATTAGGATGAATGCGCCACGGGTCTGGCATTTTCAAGGCTTCTGCAATGGATTCAGCACACGACCATTTTTGACGGTTATCGCCAAACATCGGCAAGAAAAAATGAAGGTTTCCGAGCAGGTCATAAGCTTGACCTTCGTGTTCTTTAAACCATTCACGGGCATCATTCTCAAATGCGGCATCAATCTCTAAAAAGTCCCAATTTGCAGGACTATAATCAATCGCTTTGAAGCGAACTCCACCATCGACAAACGATGCAGAAGCGCTCATTCCGTCAGAAAATATGATTTCGCAATGAGAGTATTTTCCCTTGGTTACAAATCGAACGCCACGGCTATAAATACCCGCCAAGCCTGATCGAGTGCCCTTGTAAAATGCTACTCGGATGGTCTTCATTACTCGCCCTGATAGGTTTCAGGCCAGCCAGCCGACCAGTCATAAGATGCCGGATCACTACTTCCATCGATTGCAGATTTATGATCTGCCGCTTTCGCAAACAATGCAGCATCTTGTGTTGCTGCCGCAGAAAAAATCTGTCCTGCTAACGATTGCGTCATTTCGACATACCCGTTATCAAGTGTTTTCCACATTATTCCAGCAGGCATATTTGCGCCCATAATTACAAGCGCGATTTGTTGAGTTCTAGAGAAGGTATCCGAGTGATACCAATGCGCACCAACCTTGTAGCCGCCTGTTTGAACTAGATTGTCTCGATAGACTTTTATCTGCTCCCAAATGGATGCGCGAATAGGATCAAGCTCAGATACAAAATCTGGATTTGGCACGACCTCGCCACCAACATATTTGTACTTTCCATGTTCATATGCTGAAATTTCTAACCAAACAACATTAGAATTTGTCGCGTTATATGATGGGAATCGCATTCCTAAATATTGAACGCAATCTGTTACTGTTGGCTGATCTGATGCAGCCCATACGATCACTGAATTTGAATTATCTACTAAACACCACATAGCATCCCCTTAAAATACAATCCGGTTTCCGGTACGAACATAATTCGTATTCTTTTCTAGCGTGTTTAATATGGACGATCCTGCGTCATACTGACCAAACACGTTAATTAGTTGCTTTGTTGTTGAATAACCTGCCGAAATACCAGCGATAAAATTATTATTAAACGCTCCCATGAACGATGGATAAGTAGCATCCCACGATAAATAAAAGCCGTTGGAAGATGCCACAAGCGTTTTTGCGATGCAAAGTGATCCCGTTGTGTTTGCGGTCGGGGCAAATGGCTCTAATGTTTCAGCTCCTGTAGCATTACGAATTGTGACTCGTGGAGTTGTTGAAGTCTGCCAAACTACAGCGCAACTTCCACCGGTCAAAGGAACGACACCGATATCATAGAAATTACTTCCTGATACCGCAGTTGCCTCGATCAATGTGGCAGCATAAACACTCACAAATGTTTGACTGACGATTGCGTAACGCGGGTAATTTGTCGCCCCTTGATAAGCAAAAGCAATGTTTCCATTTACCTGTTCACAAGCGTGAAAGTTATAACCAGAAGTAACGCCAGTTGCAACCGTTGTTGCAGAAATTACCGAAGCGCCAGCATTTGTATATTTTGCAAAGCGTAAATTAGTCGCTCCTGTAACATAAGCAATTAAAATATTTCCTGTGCTCAATCCAGTAACTTTGCAATATGATCCACTCATAGCAGCAGATTCAACTATGGTTTCCGCAACTACCGATGCGCCAGCTTGTGAATAAACGATAAACGTTGGGTAGCCAGATGCATTTGTGTTTCCAAACACTAGATTTCCGTTTGAAAGCTCAGAGCAAGTAATGTTATTGATTGCTGCTGATGTGATATTTGTCGCAGCCAAAACAACTGTTCCTGTATTTGAGTAAATAGCGTATCTTAACGATCCACCAGCAGACCAAGTAAAAGCTATATTGCCGTTTGAAAGTGGCAAGCATTGGAAGTTAGCCACGGAGGTCGCCACGGTAATCGGTCCATATAGAACCGTCCCCGATGTATTCAAAATTGAAAATGTTCCAGTTGTTCCGCTGATCAAAACATACGCATGTACTAAATTACCGTTTGTTAGTGGCTTTGTGTATGTGGTATTTAAACTTGAGACTAATGCAACCGTTTCAGATACCGTGCCAACTGCAATCGAATTGCCGTTTTGATCCGCTGCTACTAGTTGACCTTCTGCAATTTGCTGTCCTAGTGGCAAAACAGGGCTAACGTATGCCCATTGCGTAACACCATTCACACTTCGAATGACCGCGCCATCTTGAGGCGTGGAAGGCAACGAACCTGCAAAAGACAGGTTGTCAATATAGGCTTTTGAGACGTTTGCAAGCTGAAATGCTGTACCGTTATAAACTAAAACCGTTTCAATACCTGCGACAAGCTCAGAAGCAATTAAAGGAGAGCCGCCAGCGCCTAAAATTGAAACAGCGCCTAGACCTGAAATATTGAGTGTACTTGCGCCAGTGTTTGAATTGATCGGCTTTAACACGACCACCATATTTTGACCGTAAGCCAGCAATGGTGTAGCAGGAGTCAAAACATAGCTGTTAATCGTACCCGTGTCTGTTCCTGTCACCAAAATAGCGCCAGTGAAGCCAGCAAACGACTGTCTTAACACTTTTTTGGTTAGTCTATGATGATCGTCGCTAGTTGACTTTGGATCGCTTCCTAGCGGGTTTGCGGCATTTAAATCGCCAACTACGTTACCAGTTTCTAAGCCCATTAGTAACCCCTGTAAATATTAAATGTACTTCCTAAAATTGGCAATTCTGTTCGCAAATTTGCATTCTTTTGGTTTGCGTGCTCTTTGTTATTGATATCTTGAATTGCTTTATTGTAATAAGTTTGCCAAATACCTATTCTTTTATCATCCACGATATAAGGAGCCGCTTGAAGCAATGCTGCATACAAATAAGCATCTGGGTATTTTGTTAAAATCTCGTTTGTTTGATTTGATTCAGATATTGATTGATTTTCAGTGTACAAAAGCGCCAATGAGTAATCTTGATCAGCTAAGCAATCAAATTTTAATTTGTTTTCAGCAATCGAAAAATACGATGGCGCACCGCTCAAATCGGTATTAACAGGGACATTCACTTCTGAATATTGGATTATTTTTTCTCTAGGCTGATTGCTATCTAAAAACAAACCACGAATTTCCGCGCAATAATTAGGCAAATCAACGCTTCTCAATCCTGATGACAATGTTAGAGTAATTTCTTTGTCAATCGCTTGCATGTTTATTAATCTAAACAGATCAATCTCGCCTAGCTTAATAAAATCAGCAACACGATTAATCAAACCCGCGTCGGTGCGATGGAGCCAATCAGCAACGTTTGCTTTTAACGTGTTGTAAGTCCAATCAGTCGACGGTGAAACTAGAACGATTGTCATTATGCTGGCTCCATAATTAAGTAAGCAACTGTACTTGTATCAGTTCCGCTAGATGACGTTATTGTGAATGAGGTGCCAGCCGTTCTAGCAGATACCCGAAGCCACCCGGGGGTTCCTCCGTCTGCATTGCTTGTCAACTGGATTCGGCTTGATGCAGTGACCGATGTATTAGCAACCACAACTGAACCAGCCACCAAAGTAGCTACGCCCATTTTTGCGTTGCTTCCTTCTTTTATTTTAAAGCCGAAGCCAGCCGTCACAGTAGAAATATGCCCAGATGATTGGATTTGATTTACCCCGTCATCTGTTGTCGTGCCAAATAATGAACGTCCATTAAAGTGGTTTAAAGCGGTTCCAGTCGCATAAAAATTCCACCGGTTTGAGCCAGATGAAATGGCGGAATAAAATCCATAATTATTTGCCGCTCCGGTCAACGTGGCTCCAGCATAATACCCATATTGATTTGTTATTGATGATCCAGCGCCTATTGATCCTTGCGATGCGTTGTAATGTCTTAAATCAGACAATGTGAAAAATGCAGCAGAAGTTGATGGAACAGTAGTATTACACCAATATTGATTGGTAACCGACGATGGTATTGTTTGGTATTGAGAAATTCCATACCCGGAAGTGCCAGAAAATGATCCCGTCCCACCAAACTCTATATTACCACCATTATTTGCTGTCGTTTTAATGCCAAGTCTGCCCCCTAAATAATTATCAGCATCGCCAACCATAAACAAATTCCATCGGTTTGAGCCAGACTGTATAGCACTATAGAAGCCATAATTATTTGTTGCCCCTGTTAATGTATTTTCTACGTAAAATCCCATTTGCGAAGAAACAACGGCACCACCACCAAATGTTGATGGGTTTGCATAAAAGTGCGCAATTAACGGAAGTGTCACGCTAGCGGCAACGGCTGGTCTGGAAAGTATTCCTCGATAACTATTAGTAACATTAGATTGAATTGTTGGCTCAATTACCATTGCATTCGACAAAGCAGAGGCGGCAGCATTCCCGCCTACTTTTATAAGATTACTTGCTGTTGTTGCAGTTCCAATTCCAATCGTATTTGTTTGCACATCAGATGTTACTAAATTTGTTGATGTGCTTGTTGTTGTTGTCAATGATGGTATCGTCGCTGTCGATATCGTGGCAACTGTTGACGTTAAATTAGTTATAGTTGCAGAATTTGCCGTCAATGTTGACGCATTAATACTGCTTGCATTTGCTGGGTCTTCGAGCAACACATCTGAAATTATTTTACTTGTATTGTTCTTCATTACAACAATATCGTAACGACCATCAGCAGCATAAAAAGAAAACGCGCCACTTGAATCAGTAGTCAATGGATTTGCTTGTGTAGTAACACCATTGTTTGAATAGATCGTGGCTAACGTTTGTGTACCTGCCAAATAAACAGTAACGCTTGCGCCAGATACGGGCCTTCCTGTTTCGCCAATCACCGAATCTATATATTTTTGCATAATGCCGCCAATTAAAGAACCGCCCCGATTAAGGGGCGGATAGTTCAGCTTAGTTGTTGTGGTAACGTGCCGCCAATTGTGGACGAAGCGTTTTATAACCATACAAGACATCTAAACGGCATGGGAATTTGTCGTTGTTAATGTCGTATTGGCGAATAATACGCATTGAGATGCCGTCCATTACTTCACGACGCGCAAAATCAACGCCATCAGGCATTACCAAATCAGCAGTTGCAAAAGCAAACGCGCCTTTTTGGAACATCAGAGAAGTACCTACCGCTGTCGATGCTGTACCTGCAAATGTGACAGCCTTACCAGCACCAGCAGAAACAATAGTCACGTTTTGAGTCGCGCCAGAAGTAACAGGTGTTGGAGATACTGTAATGTCACCAGCGCCACCAGCATAAGCAGCCGCAACTACGAATTGCTGCAATACACCAGTGCTCAATTTCGTTTCTGGGTGAACAGAGAACACACCGCCGATAGTAAATACGTCACCTTGAGCCATTGCGCCAGTACCAGCAGTAACGGCTACAGTAGAAGAACCAGACGTAATACCTGTTGATGTATTCACCACATAGGCAGCATCAGCAGCGCCACGAGTATGAGAAGGCAATAACGTGTTTTCAGCCCAATCAAAGCCAGCAGCGCGCCCCATGTAACCTTCTTTGTACTGCTTAGACAATTGTGCTTGGTCATTGAACAATGTCTTCGTATCTTTGACAATATCAGCCATATCCAATGGGTTCATTAAAGCGGTGCGATCACTCATTGGAGCTAATGAGCGCTGCAACAATGTGCGAGAGTCAAGAGCTTTGTTGTACGTTGCCGCTGCACCACCATTCCAGATTGACTGATAAACATCTTTATACATGTTCATTGCATCAGCTTCAATGTTTGCAGCTAAAACAGCCATTGCTGGTTCGAGAATGCGCTTAGAGAAATCATCCAAGCTCAAAGTCAAATCCACAGAAGTAAAGTTCAAGTCAACGCCTTTTTGCGTTGCAACTTGCAATGTTACGCTGGATTCTGTTGTATCTTGCGCTGATAAGGTTGCGCCAGTGCGAACAGTGTATTGATTTGGTAAGCGAATCTTGAGAGAATCGCCAATCTTAGCACCAGATTTGGCGTAAGAATCATCATAGTCTCGCGTGATGTTGCCAACAAAATTTAATTTTTGATGCAAGATGCGCAGCGCCTCGCGGGTCACTGCGGTAGGGGTTAGAATTGTATTATTAGGCATGATTTATTTCCTTTAAATGTTTAACGACTGCGTTTAATTTGAGATTCGCGCCACTTAGTCCATTCGTCGGTCGTCATCTTGTCAGGGTCTTTCTGAACTCCACCACTCTTAGACGTGATTCGCGTCGGTGGCGGTGTAGATGCTTCCTGCTTTGGCTTAGTGGTTCTGTCTTTCACAAGCTTGTCGAACTGATTTGCTTTGTCAATAATCTTTGCAAATGCTGGATTACTTAAAACCGCTTGAGAAATCGCTTCCTCTGGAATACCAAACGATTTAGAGTAGTTCATCAATTCGTCGCTGCGTTGTTGAGACCAACCTGCTATTTCCCGCGCCAGATAATCATTTGCCTGTTGGAGTTGCTTGGCAGTATTCTGCTGCTGTTCCATTGCTTGCATCTGTTGCTTTTGGGTCAAGCTATTTACTACTTCCGAACGCTGCATTTGCAACATGCGGATTTCTTCTTGAACTTTCATAACCGCCACTGGATCAGTGTCGATATATTCGCTCAAGTTGAGTTTTGCATATTCAGCCAACCGCTCATCAATTGCTGTAACTTTCGCCACTTCATTGATATAAGTTTGCTGAAATTGCGCTTGCTGCTGTAGTTGCTGTTGGTGCTGTTCTATCGCTTTTCGTTGCTCAGCTACTTCTTGAGTCTTGCGCGTATAGTCAGCTTGCATCAGCCTTTCAGCTTTAAGCTTTTCTGCTGCGGATTTAGGGAGGGCGTACTTCTTACCGTCAACTTCAATCTCGTCCTGTTCCTCTTCCGCATCAGTTTCTACGTCTTCGGATTCAGTATCAAAATCAAGATTTTCGCCTTGGTCAATTTGATCATCCGAAGTAATTTCTTCTTGCACTTCGGAATCCATTGCTGGTTGTTCCATTATAACCTCGTCATTCTCCCCTTTCGGGGAGCCAGCGCTTCACAGCGTTTTACTAGGTTCTGCCTAGCGCAGTTTTGGTCTAATGACCGAAATCATTGTGGCATATTATTATTCATTTCTTGAGATTGTTCAACAGGTATTTGATCAATTTGCGGAAATGTAATTTGTTCTTGGTTTTGCGTAACATCAGGCGAGTTTAAAAGCTGCGTTATCGTCTGTATCACCATCGCTTGAACTTGTTCTGGGCTCATTCCAGCGCCGACCGCTTTTAACCTGTTTGTTTCCGCGTTATATGCTTCAATCTCAATCTTTTTAGCATCAATAGCTTTGTCAGTCTTGATTTTTTCCAACTCACTTTGAAGCTGTCCAACTGCTTGTTGAGCTTGCTGCCCTTGCATCTGTAATTGTTGTTGTAACTGTTCCACTTGAGGATTTTTGCCCTGCAATTGTGGCGGCAACATTGCTTTTAAACGGTCTGCAATATCATTTGCCTCAGGCCAATCAAGATTACGCGCCAACTTATCACCGATGAGCGTAGCTGCTTGCGGAAATGACTGAATAAACGACAGCATCTGTTCTGCTGCTTCTTCGCGTTTTGTCGTGTAACTTGGCCCCGCTTCACACGTAACGTCGTACTTACCAACAGTCAAATCGTAAAGCTTAGGAATAGCTTCAACGATTTCTTGCATCTCGTCTTTTTCTTGCTCTTCCATGAACTCTTGATTGATCGTGACGTTTTTATTTTCACCGTTTTCATGAATGATTCGAATAATGCGCGGAGCATCGTACACTTTCGGAATCAGATCGCAAAGAATGCGCCCAGCATGACGAATTGCGCGTGATAGGTTGTCGATATAATTAAACGTAGAAATATCGCCTTCGCGCTGTCTAGCCAAGATTGCTTTGCCGCTTGTTTCGTTTGATCTTGCGCCCAATGAAGCGTCATAAATGCCCATGATTGACTTCATGTCATCTGAGCTATTAGCAGCTTCTTGCAGAGCTCCAGCAGGAACACCAGCAAAAGGCTGTCTTTGCGGAGGCATAGCGCCATTCACAGGGTCATATTCAATGTAGGCGTGTGTTTGCGTGTTGGCACTTTCCCACTTTGCCGAGTCAGTATTAAACTGTCCTTTAGCGCCAATAAACGGAGCCTTTGGAGCCAATGCAACAAGTTCAGTTGCCGCAGTTCTCCAATAATTAAACATGCGTTGAGGGTCTTTGGCGAACCGAATTAAACTATTGAAATGGCGCTTACCTTCTAAGATAACTTCATCACCATACACCGGAACGATAGGAATATATTTGCCTTTCCACTTATTCGTTTCAAGGATTTCCACGCCGTTCATAATGTATTGCTTAACTTCATATTTCTGTGTTCGACGCGTATCTACTACAGTCACACCACCGACATCAAGAATATCTTTGATTGTTAAATATTGTTCTTCAAACATCACTTCGCCAGTGCTTAACTTGAGCAAAGTAGCAGGAACTTCCTCTCTCACCCAATACTCAGCTACACGAATCATTTCATCTTCAAACCAGTTCGGTAACTTATCTGTTGTGTCAGCCTCAAACTCTACTACTTCTGCTTTAGGCCATTTCTTTTTGAAATCGACTTCTCGGTATAAGTCTGTGATAAAACAGTAATTCCAGTTTGCAGAATCAGCGCCAAAGTCGAAAGCGTCAGGAACCACAGAGCAAGGGTTTTCAATTCGCTCAATCTTCAAATCTTGCTCAAACTGATCTTCGCAAGCGTAATCTGTGACTATTCGGAAATAACCAAATCCACCTGTTACAGAGTGATCGAGCGCGGTATCATAAGCCACATCAGCGTTTGAACTGTATTCAATGTTTCGCGTCAATCCATCAAGAATCTCTGCGACCTCTTTGTCTGCACCGTCACCTACTGGATGATATTTAATTGATGGGGAATTTTGCCGAGCGTCATTTGTGACTTGGCGTATAAATGAAGGCAGCTTATTAAGAGTGAGACACGGACGACCTTCTGACTCTCGCTGTCGTTTGACATTTTCAGGCCATTGCTCACCAAGTCGAGCGAACCGCATATCATCTAGCCAATTGCGCACATTTTCTGCATTCGCTTCGATAGATAAGTCATAGAGCTTCAATGCTCTTTCGTGAATGTCTTTTAGTTTCTTATCCATTTAACTCATCCAGCTAATTTGCCCACTATGGCGGGCTTCTTTCGGCTTTGTTGCCGCGTTAATGTACTCCAGACCACGACCAAATAAACTCAATACATCGACAGCATCGTCATGCTTACCTGCTGGAAATCGTAACAACTGAGTCATTACATGATCTTTCCATTCCGCATGTTTAGGGAAAAATACCTTACCCATGCTTGCCCTTGCTTGTATCGCTCTTGCCCTACTGGTTTTATCTGAGACCGATGATAGCCATTCAATATTACAATAAGCATGTCGCTCTTGCAAGCGCCGCATGAGGAAAGGCTCAATTGACCGCCTAATGACACCAGATTCACCAAACCACACATTAGGGCTATGTTTGATAATTAAATCACATTTAGCATCAATCCACACGTCAGAAGTTGTTTTACCATACCACCAATCAATAACATAAATGTTCATGTTCTGATCAATACCGATGACTCCATGCTCTGTAAAGTCACCATCGCCATCGGTAACAGCATAATCACTTGCAGCGTACTTGTTCAAGTTTGGCGGCAGTTCGTCATATTCTCCAAACCAATCTTTTTTGAAGTATTCACCATCGTCAGGTATAGGGTTCTGTTGATACAAGCTATTCCAATCTCGCGCTGGTAGCACGCCTTTAATTTGCTCTAACCTGTCAATAGGATACCATGCAGGCCATAAAGCTGTACCATCATCTT